TTATCGGTTAGTACTGTAGTATCTGCACAAACGGTAGATCCTAATACAGGTACTGTTTCGGTAACACCCAATGTAATTGATCCATCACTTTGGACTCCTATAATTCCGTTGAATTCAAGTCAACTAGGCCAAATTGAAGGATCAGGAGGCGGCCCTATTCCTGCAATTAACACTGATACAAATACAATACGATTTAGTTTTATGCCATATACAGTTAGCCAAGTACGTGCTATTGAACAAGTACTAAGTGGTAACGGCATTAAAGTTTCAGGATTTAATTATTCATGGCAAATTTATAATGATCTAAGCAATGGAAGTGGAACTAGAGGTCCATTAAATGTCACTGGACAATTAGCAGATAAGAATGGTTCAGTACTAGAATCTTATTTTGAAGATTACAGTAACTTTAATACAGGTGCAAGGTTCGTAACATTTTCAGGCACTGAAAATTTTTCAAAGTCATATAATTTAGAAACATTGGGCTATATAGGATTAGCATGGACTGGTAGTGATATGAACTTTTGGTCTGGTTATTATGGTCCTAGAGTTCGCAACACCTCACTGACTTTAAACTATAGTGTGGGTCCAACTTCACCTAATACACCCACAACACCTACTACGAACACAACAATTGCCGGAGTACCTACTGCTACTGACATTGCTACTGCCGCAAGTTTGCCTCCTCCGGAAGCAGAACCTGCCCCTGCGCCAGTAACAACTTCAGCCTCAGGGCCATCATCTAGTGGGGCACCTCCCCCGCCACCAGGTTCAGAACCTCCTCCCGGAAGTTCACCACAACAATCATCTAGTCCTGCCCCCTCACAACAATCTGCATCAACTAGTTCACCTCAACCTTCTTCAACTGGATCACCGGCTCCTGCAGGTAGTCCTCAATCTGGTGCAACTTCTACTAGTGTAGCAAGTTCAGGCTCATCACAACAGGGCGGTGCACCGTCTACAACCAGTGGTCCAAGTCTTTCATCAGTATTGACTACTATTAAAAATAACGAAAAGAAAGAACAAGCAATTGCTTCTGCCGCAGTTAGTGGGGCAAATGAGGTTGCACAAACTGCTATATCAGCAACAGAACAAACTGCGCTATCAGTGGCTGCTATGTCTGTTACTTCAAGTCAAACTTCTAGTACATCTAATAGTAGTTCAAGTTCATCAAACAATGATTCATCTAATTCATCAAAGTCATCATTGACAATGGGTGTACCATTAGTAACGCCAAACACACAAACTGGACCTGTTCAGGGAAGTTCTACATTGACTGCAACTGTTTCATCTATGCAAGGATCAGTGGCAGTTAATCAATCAACACAACAGGTTGCAACTATTAATACACAAACGTTGCAATTGTCACAACAGACCCAACAAACACAAAATAGTCAGTTACAATTACGTGGTCCTGAAACATCTGAATTTAAAACTTCTGATGACAACACGGTGTTTTCTAATAACTTTTTAACTAATCGTGGCAATCCACTGACAGAGATTGTTGAAAACAATACAAAAACTAATACTTCAGAAAGAAATGAACAACCCTCAACAACTGTTAAGACTAATGTTCAATCTAATGATTTAGCAGGTAAAGTAGATATCGCAAGTATTGCTGTAGTCCCGTCAGGCTACAATCTATATACTGGATTAATACTTAAAGACGTTGCATTTTATGCACCAAAAGAAATCTACAGAAATCAAAAAAACGTAGACAATACAAGACTATTAAGACAACTCGCATCAGATGCTAAACATCAGCAAATGGTGAATTTACAATATGGAGAAAAACAATGAGTATTATTGACGAACAATCAATTAAAGAAGCAAAGCCTTACGAATTTAGCATTGCTGGCTTTAAACTTAAATTAAACAGCACGTTCCTTGCTATTGCTATTCCAGTAGTAACAACACTTGGTGGTGCAAGTTGGGGTGCATTTGAATTTTATAATGACTATCGCAACATGAAGTTGAAGATCGAAAAGTACATTGCACCTGATCTAACTACATTTGATAAGCGTTTGGCTGTTATTGAAGAGAACAGTCAGAAGACAGTAGATTATACACGTGATATTAAAATCGATTTGAAGAATGACATTCGCCGATTAGATGACGTTGTTTCTGATGTTGAGCGTACTGCTAAATCAAGTCAACGTGAAACTGATAACTCAGTTAGAGATTTAAGAACAGAAGTTCGTTCAATTAGAGGCGATATGGAAGTTACATTAAAATCAAATAATCGTGAATTGCAATCTACAGTGAGTGAACTAAAGCGTGAGAATCAGGCTTTGGAACGCAAATTAGAAAATAAGATTAAACAGGCATTGGATAATCCATTGGCAAACAAATGAAATATCTGTTGCTACTGATGACGGTAATTGTTATACCGTCATCGGCGGCACGATATGAATGTGTTCGTTGGACTTGGAGTGGTGATGTTTATAATAGACAAGTGATTTGTTTAGAGTGGAGAAAAAAAGAAGAAATAAGGAAATAAAAAATGATCGATCCGATGACAGCACTGGCAGGTATTCAATCTGCTATATCAATGGTTAAGAAGGCAAGCAAGGTAGCCAACGATTTAGGATCACTCGCACCAATGATTGGCAAGATGTTTGATGCTAAAAGTACTGCTACTAAAGCATTGATTGAGGCCAAAAAGTCTAAAAAAGGCTCTAACATGGGAACGGCACTTCAAATTGAAATGGCATTAGAACAAGCCAGAGTATTTGAAGAAGAATTAAAAATGCTGTTTATGCAGACCGGTAAGATTGATGTATGGAACAAAATTAAGGCTCGCCAAGCAGAAATGGATGCTGATGATGCTAATGAGTTAAGACTTTTTAATTCTCAAGAACGTCAACGTAAACAAAAAGAAGCAGAAATGAATGAATGGGCAGTAATCATAGGAGCCTCTGCATTTGTTTTATTCTTGCTGTTCATTGGTGGTTATGAACTAATGCAGTTTTGTCAAACAGGTAATAGGTGCGGAAGATGAACGAATACCAAAAAACATTTGATATGTGTTTAAAAATATTCGTATATGGTTGCGTTGCATTATACTTTTTAGGGTTCTTAAAATTTTTACCTGATGATTTATCGGATAAAATTGTTAACGGTTTGTTAGGAAAATTCTTACCCGGTTAAGAAATAATATGGATGAAGAATACATTTATCAAATGGTGTGCGGAGCAATGATAATTGCAGTAATTATCGTAACTATCTGTTATTTCATTTTTAAATAAATAATGTATTGGCAAACGGGAAACAATAAAAAATTTACACACACAGATGCTCGTTAAATAATCACAGTGTCAGAGTTACGACACTATTTTACAAAGGAAAAATATATGATTAAATTTGTTACAGCGGCACTATTAGCAGTTGCAATTCCAACTGCTGCCATGGCAGACACACTCACAGGCGAAGTTCTCTTCTCTGATCCTCGCGGCGGTAGCCGTACCGATACAACAGAGTATCGTGTTGAGGCTTGGAAGTCCGTAGGTAAGATTAACCTCGGAGCAGAATTGCAAACAATTCAGCCAGAAAATGAAGGCAAGGTTAAGTCCTTAGTTTCATTTAAGGCAGGAACTTCATTACCCACTATCGCAGGAGTACATACTGTAGCATATGCTGAAGTAGGTCATAACATTGCAGATCGTGTTGCCGGTGGTAACCACGAATTCTGGGGTGCCGCAATTAAGGCAAATCGTCCTATCGCAGGTGGTTTCTCTGTTAACGCAGGTTATCGTCATCGTGAAGGATTCAATAGTGGTAACTTAAAGGAAGACCGCTTATTAGGTGGTATTTCTTATGCAGTTAATAAGAACCATACCTTGGGTGTAACTTATTATCGCACTCGCACTGGTGGTAACGATACTGACGCAATCGGTGTTAATCTAGCACACAAGTTCTAATCAAACTTAAGTAGACCGCAGAAGCCCGAAGATTAACGTCTTCGGGTTTCCTTTATCGGAATAAATACTACTATGCGAGCCAATGAATTCATCACCGAACGTAAAAATAAACGTAAAAATAATAAGTCACTGCGTAAGTACTTTTTCCCTGGATATGCCTATTATGGTTTTGGAGGAACAGATTCTTCCGGTGAAGGTGGCGGAGATGGCGGTGGTGGTGAAAGCATTTATGAAACTGCGGTATCAGAGTTAGTCAAAGAACTACCTTCTTTGGCTAAACATGACTACACTGCAATTGATGATTTGGTTCGCAGGGTCGCCAGCAAACATAAGATCACTCACAAAGCACTTGAAACTCTTTTCCAAAAGAAATTCAAAAAAACTCCTGACTCTTGGATTAAGGGTAAACTTGACGAAAACAATAACGATATCGACTTGCAAAGTGAAGTAGATAAATTTGTTGACTGGGCTTCTAAGAAACTTAATCTTAATGAAGTTCCTACTGTGGAATTAAGTATGGATACTGAAGAAGCACAAGACAATCATCATACTGGTGGTCACGTTGTAGGAAGCGGTGAAATTTGGGTATATGCTAATAACAGAAATCTAGTTGATATTCTACGTACCGTTTTCCATGAATTGGTCCATGTACGTCAGGAAGAACTAAACATGATTAAGCCAGGCGATAGTTATCCCGGTAGCCCAATCGAAGCAATGGCAGACATGTTAGCCGGAAAATATATCAAGATTTACGGCGAAGAAAACCATCACATCTTTCAATAATTAAAACGGGTAACACTTGTTAGATTTCCTACCTTTGGTTACCTTGCCCAAAAAAAAGATTGACAAACTTAACATAACACTATATAATTATAAGACTAAAGGAGTACACACATGACTACACGTACATTTAACGGCGACGCTAAAATCAAACTAACACAACTTATCAATGAAGGCATGGGCGTCATGCAAGAAATTGAAACATTGCGTGAGGGTCTTAATGACACAGTTAAGGCTATTGCAGAAGAACTAGAAATCAAGCCAAGCGTACTAAAGAAGGCAATTTCAGTTGCTCACAAGTCGCGCCTCGGTGAGACAAATAAAGAAAATGAAGAACTTAATACAATTTTGGAGACCGTTGGTAAGACTCTATAATGAGTTATGTTGACGCAATTCACGACCGTGACTCTGACAAGATTGTTGTCGTAGAGCGCACACCTTCTGGTAAGAGAACTTATCAGGAACATCCCACAAACTATACATTTTACTATAGTGATCCTAAGGGCAAGTATCGCAGTCTTTATGGAGATTCTGTCTCACGTTTCAGTACACGAAAGCGTACTGAATTCGAAAAGGAAAAGCGCATTCACTCAAACAAGAAACTGTTTGAAAGTGATGTGCCGGTAGTTTTTAGATGTTTATCAGAAAACTATCTAAAAGCAGAACCTCCTAAACTTCATACTTGCTTTTTCGATATTGAGGTGGACTTTGATCCAGTAAAGGGTTTCAGTCCCACTAGTGACCCGTTTAACCCAGTAACTGCTATCAGTTGCTACTTAGATTGGCTTGACCAATGTGTTACTCTAGTCATTGCTCCCAAACATATGACACCAGAGACAGCACAAGAGATTGTCAACGAGTTTGAGAATACAATGTTATTCACAAATGAAAAGGAAATGTTTGACGTTTTCTTTCAGTTGATTGAAGATGCAGATGTATTAACTGGCTGGAACTCAGAGGGCTATGATATTCCTTACATGGTAAATCGTGTTACACGTGTGATGAGTAAGGATGATACTCGCAAGTTCTGCTTGATGGGTCAACTTCCTAAGCCTAGAGAATATGAACGATTCGGTAAGAGTGAAACAACTTATGACTTAGTAGGTCGTATTCACTTGGACTATCTACAGTTGTATAAAAAGTACAACTATGAATCACGACACAGTTATAAACTAGATTCTATCGGTGAGATGGAAGTTGGTGAAAACAAAACTGTGTATGAGGGTACTCTTGATCAGTTGTATAACAAAGACTTTAAAAAGTTCATTGAATACAACAGACAAGATACAATGTTGTTGGTAAAAATTCATAACAAACTTAAGTTCTTAGACCTTGCTAACGCACTGGCTCATGAAAATACAGTGTTGTTGCCAACAGTTATGGGTTCAGTTGCTATGATTGAAATGGCAATTATGAATGAAGCGCATGAACGTGGTTTAGTAGTTCCTGATAAAAAACGAAAGGGTTCAAATGACGAAGACGTACAGCAGGCAGCAGGTGCCTATGTTGCTACTCCCAAAAAGGGAATTCACGAATGGGTCGGTGCAGTCGATATCAACTCACTCTATCCGTCAGCAATCCGCGCACTCAACATGGCGCCAGAGACCATTGTTGCTCAGGTCAGACAAACACTCACTGACAAATACATGCTTGATAAGGGACTCAAACTAGCACAAGAAAAGAAACGTCATAAAGACGGCGATGATGCAGTTACAGGTTCTATCTTGTGGGAAGGTTTGTTTGGTGCATTAGAGTACACCGCAATCATATCACAGGAACGTGGCACTATGCTAACAGTTGACTTTGAAGATGGTCGTAGTGTAGAAATGTCTGCGGCTGAAATCTGGAAGTTAGTGTTTGATAGTCATAAGCCCTATATGCTATCAGCAAATGGTACAATCTTTACG